CGGGATCATCCCCGTCTTCCGCGGTCAACGCTTCGAGTTGTCACCGCAGGCCGCTCGCTGGGACGAGATCTACCGCGAGTACGCGCAAGGCCATCCAGGAGACCAGCTCCGCCTATTCCGGCAGGCGTTGGCGGAGCACGACTCGAACCCTCTTCCTGGGTCCCACTGATCAACGAGGTCGCCCTGGTGGCGGCCTTCTTCATTTCCACAGCCCCTGGAGGGCCGATTCGTCATGCCTCAAGAGACCGAGACGACCGAGCAGCAGGACACCGGCACCGAGGAGACCGTCGAGGAGACGGCGACCGAGGAGAACGGCACCACTGAGGTCACGGAGGCCGCCCAGGAGGCGGACGCCGGGACTGAGGAGAAGCCGTTCGACCGGAAGCAGGCCGAGGCGAAGATTCGGAAGGCGAACTCGGAGGCTGCGAACCTTCGCAAGCGCCTGAAGGAGCTGGAGCCGAAGGCTGCGGAACTGCAGGCCATCAAGGACGCCGAAAAGTCGGAGTCCGAGCGCCTCAACGACCAGCTCGAAGCGGCCAAGCAGCAGATCGCCAGTACGCGGCAGCGGCTCGCGAAGAGCCGCGTGCAGGCCCTGGCTGGAGGTTCGTTCGCGGACCCGGAGGACGCGGTTGGCGCGCTGGATCTCGACTCGTACATCGACTCTGACGGCGACATCGACGAGGCGGCCATCAAGGCGGACCTCGCCGCGCTCTTGGAGCGCAAGCCGCACTGGGCGAAGACCCAGCCCCAGGAGGGCCCGCGGCGCCCCGCACCGGACCGCACACAGGCGTCCGGCGCCAACAAGAAGCAGGCCCCCAGCCCGCGCGACGAGTTCGCCGGGTGGCTGAGTTCGAAGCTGTAAGGCTTCGGGAGAAGAGACATCATGGCGGTCACCGCCCCCCTGACGCTGTCCAATGTGGATGCGTCGCTCCTTCCGCGCACGATCACGGCGCCGATCTTCGAGAAGTCCGTCGAGGCCAGCGCGGTCATGCAGCTGGCACGTCCGGCGCCGCTGGCCCTGGACGCCACCACGTCGGTGCCGATCCCGATGGACGTCCCGGTCGCTGACTGGGTCGGCCAGGCCGCGAAGAAGCCGCTCAGCACGGGCGGCGTCGACGTGAAGCAGATGCAGGCGAAGAAGGTCGCCGTGCTGATCCCGGTCGCCATGGAAGTCGCGAAGACCAACGCGGGCGGCCTGTACGACCAGCTGCAGAAGGACCTGCCGACGGCGTTCGCGCGGGCCTTCGACCACGCGGCGATCCACGGCAAGACCATGAAGGGCGCGACCGGCCCCTTCTCCGAGTACCTGGCCGCTACCTCCAACAGCGTGGCGCTCGGCACGGCTACGCAGGCGCAGGGCGGCATCTGGGCCGACTTCGTCAACGGCATGGCCGAGGTCGTCGACGACGACTGGGACTACACCGGCACGGTCGCCGACCACCGGCTGAAGCCGTCGCTGCTGCTGGCGACGGACACCACGGGCCGGCCGATCCTGGTGGACACACAGACGCCGGGCACGAACATGGCGGCGGCGGGCACCCTGATCGGGGAACCGCTGGCCTACTCCCGCAGCGTGTCGGGTAAGCAGCGCCGGCAGTCGACGTCGTCGGACACGGGTCTGCGGGCGATCGGCGGCGACTGGTCTCAGGCGGCATATGGGGTCGGAATGGACATTACGGTCCGCATCTCCGACCAGGCCACCTACGTGGACGAGGAGGGCGGCGTCCACTCCGCGTTCCAGGAGAACCTCGTCCTGATCCTCGCCGAGGCCTACTACGGCTTCGTCATGGGTGACGTGGACGCGTTCGTGAAGTTCACCGGCACCCCGAGCGGTTCCTGATGGCGAGGGCTGTCCCGGCTTCCGCGCCGGGCGGGGCAGCCAAGCCCCTGAAGATCGTGGCCCGCGTTCATGCGATGCCACCGGAGCACAACGCGGGCGCCGAGCACATGCTCGTCTCCATGCTTCGGCCGCTGGTCGAGCGCGGGCACGACGTGTCCGTGTGGCTGTCCCGCTACGGCAGCGCCCACCAGGAGTACGAGTACCGCGGCATCAAGGTCGTCCCGCTGGAATCGCGGCTGGACTTCCAGGCGGCTGTCAAGCGCGCCAACGCGCTGGTCGCCCACCTGGAGACGGTGCCGCCGACAGCATCGGTGGCCCGCGGTTTCGGAAAGCCGCTGGTGGTGGTCTGCCACAACACGCACCGGCCGACATTCCGCGACATGGCTGCAGGCGGCACATCGCTGGCGGTCTACAACTCGCTGTGGATGGAGCGGGAGGCGGAGCTTTTCTTCGCCGAGTACCCGAAGTCCATTCAGCCGGCGTCCAGCATGATCGTGCGCCCGCCGGTGTTCGCCGACGAGTATGCGACGAAGCCCGGCAAGGCCATCACGTTGATCAACTGCAATCCGGAGAAGGGCGGCAGAGTCCTCAAGGCCCTCGCCGAACGCATGCCGGACCAGCAGTTCCTCGCCGTGAAGGGCGCCTACGGCGAGCAGATCCTCCCCGACCTGCCCAACGTCGAAATCGTCGAGCACGTCCGCGGCGAAGACATGCGGGAGCACGTGTACGGCCGCACGAAGGTGCTGCTGATGCCGTCCTCGTATGAGTCGTGGGGCCGGGCAGGCGTTGAGGCGCTGGCGTCCGGGATTCCCGTCGTGGCACATCCGACGCCGGGCCTCACGGAATCGCTCGGTGAGGGCGGGGTGTTCGTGGACCGCGAGGACATCGCCGGATACGAGGCGGTCCTGCGGAAACTGCTGGCGACCGCGGAGTACCGGCTGGCCAGCAAGCGAGCGAAGGCCCGATCTGCCGAACTCGACCCGGCCGCCGACCTGGCCGCCTGGTGCAGTGCCGTGGAGTCCCTTGCCTGAGGAGGGGTTGTGGCGTTCATTCCTCCTACCGCCGAACAGCTGGGCCTCTACCTGGGGCTCAGCGAGATCGACGGCAACCGCGCCGATCTGCTGATCGACACGGCAATCCAACTGTGTCAGACGATCGTGAAGCCGCTCCCGGAGGGCGCGGAGGCGGTCGTCCTATCGGTTGCCAGCCGGGCGTATGTGAATCCGCAGCAGGTGTCTTACGAGACGATCGGCCCGATGTCGGTGCAGCGCCCGTCCGGTTCGGGCGGCCTGTATCTGACGAAGAACGACAAGGCCGCACTCAAGTCGCTAGCGGGCCGCGGCGGGGCGTTCACGGTCGATCCGACACCCGCATCGGCGGATCCGTCGCCGACGTGGCCGATCGATGACGCCATGTTCCCGGACGAGTTCGAGCCGGGCTGGGGGTATGGCTGATGCCGGCCCCGGCGCCGTACCCGTTCGGGGAGACGGTGGTCCGGCTGCGGCGCGGTCCGTCACCGGGTCGTGATCCCCGCGGGCAGTCGATTCCTGGCCCGCTGGTGGAGACGCCGATCTCAGGCGTGGTGGTGACGCCTCGGCAGGAGTCGCCTCAGGTGGGCGGTGAGCAGCAGCAGGACCGGGACACGGTGATCGTGGGCTGGACGGTCTACGACCCGAACGGGACTGCTTGGCTGACCACGGACCAGGTGAGGATCCGCGGCGTGGTTTGCGGCATCACGGGCGAGCCGGGCGACTGGGGTCGCTCCCCGTTCACGGGCGCCCGCGGCGTCATTCAGTTCGCTGCCGACCGGGTGACCGGTTAGTTGCGGGCCTGTTCGACGGCCGCGACGAGCTTCTCCGCGGCGTCGTTGCTTTTGTGGGGGATCGACAGGGAGTGCGGGTCGCTGTAGGGCGGGCGCCCTCCGTGCGTGAGGCCGCTCTTCTCTCCCGCGGCCTCGCTGCCGGGGAGGAGGAACTGCACATAGCCGTGGAACAGGCGGCTCGCCGGCTTGAACCGGGTTCCGGTGATGTCGGCGGCCCGCAGCCGGACGGCGCGGGCTGCTGCCCTGCCGGCGTCTTCGTGATGGTGATCCATTCCCCGTCGAAGGTGATCGCGCCGAGCACGCCCTTCACGTCCATGTCCGCCCCTTAATTCGGTTGAAGGAGGGGATATGGCAGCACGTTTCAAGATGAACCGCAAAGGCGTGGGTCAGATGCTGCGCATGCCGGGCATGCAGGCGGAGATGCTGCGCCGCGCCGAAGTCATCAAGGGCGTCGCGATCGGCTTGTCTCCGGTAGGCGAGGGCGGCCCTCACCCTGGCCATTACAAGGAGTCGTGGGAG